CATCCGTGCTGCCATCGTCACCCCGGATGACGGGGCGACGCCTGCGGACTTGAACCTTGACTGGGGACCTATCTCGGCAGGGATTCTAGGTGCAACAGGCCTGAGCCTTGAGCAAACCTTGTCGAAGTTGATTGCCGACCAGCGGATCAACATTCGGCAGGCGATCCAACGCGCCCACGCCCTGAACCTTCGCACCGAGGGACTTCTTGCCGCAATGGAAGGGACACCGTCGCGCTTGCGCAAGGATGGTATTCTGACCAAGATGCGCAACTTCGCGGCGACCACTGTGGACACCCTTGTCCAATTCGGGATGTCAATGGCCCGCAACCAGACCATGCAGAAGTTTCTGGACTACATCGTCGGCTACACCTGGGTTTCTGTGCTTGACGCACGAACTTCGGACATTTGCCGCTCCCTGTCAGGACAACGGTTTGCCTTCGGGCAGGGACCTTTGCCTCCGATGCACCTGCGCTGTCGGTCACACGTCGAGCCCGTGTTCTCTCTTGAGACCGCGTTCCGTGAAGGTTTTGGCAAAGCGTTCACCGCAGGGGAAACGTACTACGAGTGGCTCAAGCGCCAGCCCGAAACAATCCAGTATGACGTCCTCGGACGGACAAAAGGATCCTTGTTTCGGAAAGGAGGCTTGACAGCTGCACAGTTTGCTGTCACGGTCGTTGACAGAAAGTTTCAACCGCTGACCCTTGAGGAACTGCGGAAGAAGTTCCCGAATCTATTCCGTAACGCCAGAGTGTAGGAGAAGCAAAATGGCGCTGAAACGCAAGATCACCAAGGCCGAATACGATGCCTTGCCGGACGTCCTCAAGACCGAGTACAAGGCCGAGGGCGACGCCTACATCCTGGAAGTCGATGACCCCGCATTTGCGGCGCTCAAGGCCGAGAAGGAAGAGGAGCGCAAGAAGCGCGAGAAGGCCGAGGCGGACCTCAAGGCGATCAACGACGCCAAGGCGGAAGCTGACCGCAAGGCTGCCGAAGATGCTGCTCGGGCTGCGGGCGACGTTGCCGCGCTGGAGAAGTCCTGGAAAGACAAGCGCGACGCTGACGTGGCGGCCGAAGCTGCCAAGACCCAGGCGACGACCGCGGCTCTGCGCGCCCTTGTTGTTGACAGCGCCGCGCAGAAGATGGCCACCGAGATCTCGACTGTTCCGGCCCTGATGGTCGAGAAGATCAAGAGCCGGATGAGCGTCGAAGTCGTGGACGGCGTGCCCTTGCTGCGCATCCTGTCCACAGACGGCAAGCCTTCGGCGCTGTCGCTCGCCGATCTGCAAAAAGAATTCCTTGACAACCCCGACTACAAGGCGATAATCAAGGGATCACGTTCGAGCGGCGGCGGTGCCGGCGGTTCGGGTGAAGGCGGCGGTGCCGGCCACAAGAAACTCTCCGAGATGACTGGGCTTGAAGAGGTCGCGTTTGCCAACGCGCACCCCGAAGAGTACAAGAAGATGCTCGGGAAATAAACCCTCAAGGAGCGCATCATGGCGACCGTCCAAATTGCTGATATCTACAACCCGCTGACCTTCGCCCGCCGCGAGCAGGAAGCCCAGCTGGAGCTCAACCGCTTCATCAACTCGGGCGTTCTTGTTTCCGATGCCGAACTGCAGAACCAGATCGGCGCCGGGGGCAACATCGGCGAGCTGACGAACTACAACCCGCTCGGCACTCCCGAGCCGAACTACTCGAACGACAACCCGGCTGCCAAGTCGACCCCGAACAAGGTCAACTCGGCGAAGATGTCGTTCCGCCTGACCAACCAGAACCAGTCCTGGTCGACCATGGACCTGTCGCGTGAACTGGCGCTGGAAGATCCGGTCTCGGCCATCACCGGGCGCATCGGGCAGTACTGGGCGACCATCAACGAGCGGCGTCTGATCCGTTCGGCACTGGGCATCCTGGCCGACAACATCGCCAACGATGGCGGCGACATGCGTTTCTCCGTTGCGACCGACACCGCTGGTGCCGTGACCGACTCCGAGCGCATCTCGGCCAACACCGTGCTGACCGCGAAGCAGACCATGGGCGACCATGCCGGCTCCCTGTCGGCGATTGCGATGCACTCCGCGATCCACACCCGCCTCCAGCGGCAGGGCTCGATCCTCGACCACTTCGACCCGGAAACGGGCCGCCTGCTCTATTCGACCTACCTCGGTTACACCGTGCTGGTCGATGACGTGCTGCCGGCCGTCGCCGGGACGAACCGGATCACCTACACCTGCATCCTGTTCGGCATGGGTGCGTGGGGCTGGGCGAACGGCAAGGTCCTCGTTCCTTCGGAAAAGGATCGTATCCCGGATGCCGGCAACGGCGGTGGTCAGGACGTGATCCACTCGCGTCGCTCCGACCTGATCCACCCGATGGGCTTCTCGTTCACCTCCGCCAGCGTGGCTGGGCAGTCGGCGACCCTTGCCGAACTCCAGACCGCGAGCAACTGGAACCGGGTCTGGGCGCGGAAGCACATCCCGATGGCCTTCATCCAGGTCAACGACTAATCGGTTGGGGGCCTTCGGGCCCCCAACTTTCAACCCCAGCAGCTCTGGAGAAGAAGCATGTCCGACAAAAAGCCTTGGGAAGGTGAGAAGCCCCCCGCCCCGCCGTCTGAACCCGCTCGGACCCCGCCCCCGCCGCCGCCTGTGGCCAAGCCCACTCCCGCTGTCGCGTCGGCCGATGCAGGAACTGACCCTGTTCTTCCGGCCAACCTTGACGGTGTGAACGAAGTGGACGCCGACGCTCAGGCGCAGATCCTCGACACCGTGAACGGCGACCAGGCCCCGCTGGAACTGATCAACATGGTCTCGTCCGGTGTCCCGATGGCAGAAGCCCGGCGCATCCTCGGCCTTCGCGCTCCCGAACCGGAAGCGGTCGAGGACGAAGAAGTCGAGAAGTAAGCAACTAGCTGCGTCCTACGGGGCGCAGCATCCTCTCAACAGGTGAAGCATGGCACTGATTGTCGAAGATGGAACGATTGTTGCCAATGCGAACAGCTATGTTGATCTTGCTGCGGTGCGCGCCTATGCCTCCCTCCGTGGGATCACGCTTCCGTCTGCGGATCCTGATCTTGAGAAGCATGTTCACCTTGCAATGGACTGGTTCGAGAGTGAGGATTTCCCTTCGGCGCGACTTGACGCCACCCAATCCTTGAGCTTCCCACGTGACGCCATCGTGGTCGATGGTGTCCGTTACATGGAAGGTGCAATCCCTCCCATCGTGAAGCAGATCATCTGTGAAGCTGCCTGCACGTCAGTGACCATCGCTCTCCAGCCGCAGTTCGCTGGATCGAGCCTCGGCCAATTGCGCCGCAAGAAGGTCGATGTGTTGGAAAAAGAATACTTCCCGGCGCAAGGCACTTCGAGCTACATGCCCATCCTGGCGAAGCTGGATGCCCTCATGCAGAAACTTCTTTACGCTGACGGCTTCCGCCTCACCGTCTTGAGGGCGTGATGGCAGATTACACCGCAGAACGTGCCGACGCTGTTGCAGACATCCAGGAAGCTGGTGGCGTTTTCACGTTGAGCCGAACCGGGACGACGATCCCGGATCCGGACAAACCTTGGCGCAAAGCCGCTGACGCGCCAGACACCTGCACGCCACACGCGGTGTTGACCTATTACCGGAAGACCATCGAGTCCCAAGGTTACACCGCAGGGTCCGAAGACTCCCGAGCAATCCTGCCGGGCGACATGCTCATGCTGATCGCCGCCGCAGATCCCGCACTCTTGTTCCCTCCTGCACCACGTCACGTTCTGACCGGTGTTGACGGGCAGAAGTATGTCGTGATCAGCGTTGAAACGGTCGGGCCCGATGGGACCCCGATCCTTTACCGTGTGCAGGTGCGCAAATGATCCTTAATGGACAAGAACAAGCATACGACGAGATCTTTACGCTGATCAAAGACGCCTTTGCCGGCGAGCCTGTCACGCTGATCTTCCAAGATGACCTTGAGAACGTGGACGTGACCGCAACTGTGGTCAACGTTGCACTCCGGCATGTCATGGGACGGCAGACATCACTTGCTGGCGAAGATGGCAAACGGAAGTGGAGCAACGATGGCTTGATCTACATTCAAGTCCGGTGCCCTGCCATCGGGGGCTTGACAGCGATTAACTCCCTCGTTAAGATGGGCATCGAATCCATCCGCGGTAAGACCACGCCCGGTGGAGTATGGTTCCGAAATGTGGTTGGAAAAGAAGACGCACCCAAAGACGGGAACTCTCGGGCGATCATCACCGGCGAGTTCACTTATCAGGAGATCGCATGATGGCCGACACAATTGACTCCAACGTGACCGGCGCACGGATCGCCGAAGAACTGACTCCGGGGGTTCTTCCCGGCACTCCCGTCTGGGACGTTCTCGAACCGAACTCGTATGACGACTTCGGGTCCGAGATCACCACTGCGGCGCGAAACCCGCTGAACCCGTCGCGCCAGCGCAAGAAAGGTTCGGTCGTGGACCTGGACGCCTCGGGCGGCTTCCAGCAGGATTTCACCGAGACCGGCCTGCTCAAGCTCATGCAGGGATTCCTCTTTGCCGATGCCCACATCCCGGGCGACACCAAGCCCATCGTCGGCACGGCTGTTCCGATCACTTCGACCACCAGCGGTTCCAAGACCTATTCCGCTGCCTCGAGCCTCGGCGGGTTTTCTGCCGGCGACCTGGTCCTGATGTCCGGGTTCGCGCAAGCGGCCAACAACGGGCTCAAGACCGTTGTGTCCTCGACTGCGACCACCGTTGTCGTGTCCGAAGCTGTCGGTGCCTCCGAAGCCTCGCCGCCCGCCACGGCCCGCATCCAGAAGGTCGGGAAGAAAGCGGCTGCCAACGACCTGTCTATCTCCGTGTCGGGCTCGCAGGTCACGCTGGTGTCCACCACGCTGAACCTGACCACCCTCGGCCTGGTCGAAGGGTCGTGGATCTTCGTCGGCTCGGAAGACAACAAGTTCGCAAACGTGAACAACCGCTGCTTCGCCCGTGCTGACGTGATCTCGGCCAACGCCATCATCTTCGGCAAGACGTCCAAGACGATGGTCACCGAAGCCGCTGGCCCCGCTGTGGACATCCTGCTGCCTGTGTTCGTCCGCAATGAGCCGAACCCGGACAACATCAAGCGGCGCACCTACCAGCTGGAACGGACCCTCGGGCGGGATGCCAACGGCGTCATGTCGGAATACCTGATCGGCGCGATGTCCAACGAGTTCACCCTGAACCTGCAA